AAGATATAGCATCTGATATAGTTTCTGTTTTATCAGCAGTAACTTCGCCTATTACTTTAAAAAAAATAACTAGAGAACCTTTTAGTGTTGATGAATTATCTGAACAGCAATATCCAGCTTGTTTTATACAATCAGGAAATGAAACTAGATCAGATCAAACAATAAGTTTTACAAGTGCTTTAAGAGAAGCAATAGCAGATTATGTTATTATTGGATTTGTTAAAGGAACTCCATCAAATATTGACACTAAAAGAAACGAATTAATTACAACCATTGAAACAACATTGAATTCTGATAGAACACGAGGTGGGTTCGCAAAACAAACTCAAGTAGTAGAAGTTTCTACTGATGAAGGTGTTTTATTCCCAATTGGTGGTATCAGAATGGTGGTGCGAGTAATGTACCAATACATTTCTGGAACACCTTAATTTAAACTAACAAGGAAACAAATATGGCAACACATACTGGCTCAGAAGGACTGATTAAAGTTAGTAATACAACTGTTGGCGAATTAAGAAGTTATACTTTAGAGCAAACAGCAGATACTATTGAAGATACTTCAATGGGAGATTCTTCAAGAACTTTCAAATCAGCTTTAAAAGGTTTCTCAGGTTCAGCAAGTTTATTTTTTGACGAAGCTGACTCTGGTCAAACTGCATTAGTTGTAGGAACTGAAATAACAATTAAAGTTTTCCCAGAGGGAGCATCTGCTGGAGATAAATTTTATGAAGGAAGTGCAATCGTAACAGCTTATAATGTAAGTGCTTCTTTTGATGGAATGGTAGAAGCTGAAATGACATTTACTGGAACTGGTGCATTAACATTATCTACTCAAGCATAATTTAGTTAAAGGAAGATATGAACGTTATAGATAGGATTAAAAATCAATTTGAATCTTTAGGAATTAAAAAGATTGAGGTAGCTGAATGGGGCGAGGAAGGCAAACCTTTAATAATATATTGCTCACCATTTACATTAGGAGAAAAAAGAAATCTATTCAAAGGTGCTAAAAATGATGATCTAGGAGTATTAGTTGATGCAATCGTTTTAAAAGCCAAAGATGGAGATGGTAATAAAATATTTAAGCTAGATGATAAGCAAGTATTATTGAATAATGCTGATGCAAATGTTATAGCTAGAGTAGCCACCGAAATGTTATCTGGTGTATCTTACGAGGAAGCTGAAAAAAAGTAAGAACTGATACAGAGTTATATTCTATACTTGCTCTAGGTCAGGAATTAAAAATAAGTATGGAAGAAGTCTTGTCTTTCACACAAGATGAATTTTATTATTGGATAGCTTACTTTAAAGTGAAGGCAGAACGAGAAAAACTACACTATGGCAGATCAGCAACTAAATATAAGACTTAATGCAATAGACAATGCTACTAAAGCATTAAATGATGTTAAAAAAGAACTTACAAATTTAGGTGGTGCAACTAATAAATTATCAAGTTCATTCTTAACATTTAAAAATGCTATATTTGCTGTTACTGCTTATATTGGTTCAATAACATTAAGAAATATTATAAACACAACTACAAAATTTCAAGATTTAAGAACTATATTATCAACTATAACTAAATCAACAGAATCTGGTGCAGAAGCATTTAGATTGTTAAATGATTTATCTAAAAAAAGTCAATTTGATATTGGTCAGTTATCAAATACTTTTATAACTTTATATAATGCAGGAATTAATCCTACTGAAAAATTATTAAAAACATTTATTGATACAGCTAATAGAACTGCACAACCACTAGATACTTTAAATGACTTAACTAGATTATTTGCTAAATCAACAGAAGGTGGACTAAATTTACAATCATTAAGTCAATTAGCAAACAATGGTATTCCAGTATTTTCAGAATTAGAAAAAAAACTTGGATTAACTAGAGATCAAATACAAAATTTTGCACAAAGTTCTAAAAATGCAACTTTAATATTAAATACATTACTACAATCATTCAATGAATTATATTCTGGAACAACAGAAGATAAAATTAATAATTTATCTATTGCACAATCAATTTTAAGTAAAAGATTTGCAGATTTTGAAGTAATCATAGGTGGTGAATTTCAACAATCATTAGTTACATTACTAAATAATTTTGGAAAAATTTTAGAAACAGCAAAACCAATAGCAATTATTATTGGAGAAACTCTTAATGTAGCAATACAAACATTAAATATTCTTTTTGAAGGTCTTAATAAATTATTACAATTCTTAATAGATTTATTAAAAGAGTTATCTGATCTATTAAAACCAGTAACAGATTTATTTAAAAGTTTATCTGATACAATAGAATTATATGTATTAAAAACATGGAATAAATTTACCAACTTATTAGATCTTGGTATTAAGAAATATAAAGAGTTTAAATCTTTAGTGACTGGACAACCATTAGAAGTTCCAGTTGTAATTCCACAGGTTAATGAAAATGAATATAAAATAACTCCACCTGATATTAAAAAACAAGAATTATCATTTTTAGATGAAATAGCTAAAAAATTTGGTGAATTAATTTCTTCTACTAAAAGATTAGAACATAGTATTGCTGAAGGAATGGTTAAAACAATAGGTGATTTTTCAAGAGGTATTGCTGAATCAATAGTATTAGGAAAATCATTACAAGGAACTTTAAAAGGAATAGCACAAACTATTCTTATTGAAATTATAACTGCACAAGTAAAAGAGATAGCTGTTTTATTATCTAAGTTAGCAATAGTAAAAGCAATAGCATTTTTTAACTCAATAGGAGGTAGTAGTGGTGGTAATTTTTTAAGTTCATTATTTAAAATTGGTTCTAGCTTCTTTGGTGGTAGTGGGATTAATACAAAATTGACTGGAACAGAGGGTTCTTTTGCTGAGGGTGGTGCTGTTAGAGGTGGTATGCCAATCACAGTTGGAGAACGAGGTAGAGAATTATTTGTTCCAAACACTAGTGGCACTATCGTACCTAACCATGATTTAGCAAAGATGGGGAATCATATAACATTTAATATTCAAGCAAATGATGTTAGAGGTATTAGAGAATTATTAATTGATAATAGAGCAACCATAATTAATTTAGTTAATCAGGGTGCTAATCAAAAAGGAAAATCTAATTTAGTATGAGTGGAACATTCCCAACAAGTCCAGCACCTAGAGATGTATCAATAAGTTCAAATCAAAATACTATTGTAACTACAACTGCTTCTGGAAGACGACAAGCAAGACAAATTGATGGACAAAGATTTAGATTAAGACTTAGATTCCCAGTTATGACTAGAGCAGAATTTGCTCCTATTCTAGCTTTCATAATGAAACAAAGATCACAAATGGAATCTTTTCAATATACTCCGCCAACTGTTGATGATGCTTTGGGTTCTGCCTCAACAGTCATATTAACGAATGGTGCTGTAAGTGCTGGTGCTACTTCATGCAATATAGATGGAATGACAGTTTCTCAATCTGGTGTTTTTAAAGCTGGAGATTTTTTTAGATTTACTGGACAAGAAAAGGTTTATATGTGCGTTTCAGATGTTTCTTCAAATGGTTCTGGTGCAGGAACATTAACCTTTGAACCACCATTAAGAACTACTGTATCTGATAATACAATTATTATTTATGATAATGTAGATTTTACAGTTGGACTAACTGGAGATATTCAAGAATTTACTATTGGCACAGAAAATTATTTTCAATACGAAATTGATCTAATAGAGGTTTTATAATGACGAGATCATTAAGTGCTGGAGTATTAGCTGAGATAGCAACTAATAAACTTAATCCAGTTGAACTTGTTTATTTAGGAATTGATGTAGGTTATTATTTTACAGATCATTATAAAAATTTAACTTATGATGGAAATACTTATACAGCTTCATCTTTATTTTTAGGAAGTTCAGAAGTTCAAGAAACTGCTGATGTTGCAGTCAATACTTTAACACTTAAATTTTCTGGTGCAGATACTACAATTATTTCTTTGTTACTTAATAATAATTACATGAATAAACCAGCACAAGTTTATAGAGGTTTTTTAAATGACAGTCAGGCATTAATAGCTGATCCGTTTTTATTATTTGATGGAAGAATATCTAGTTTTACTTTAGAAGAAAATGTTACAACTTCTTCTGTTAATATAATTGTAACTTCTCATTGGGCAGATTTTGAAAAAACTTCAGGAAGAAGAACTTCTGAGAATTCTCAAAAACTTTATTTCCCTAATGATAAAGGAATGGAGTTTGCAAGTAAGACAGCACAAAAAATTAAATGGGGTTCTGCATAATGAATGATTTATATAGATCAATACATTTATTTAGACAGTTTCCTAAATATGATAAATTATCTTATGAATTTTTAGTTAATATGATTACTCCATCAATTAATTTAGACCAATATAAAATTCACAGAATAAATAATGAAGATGTTGGATTTACTAACTGGGCTTATTTAAGTGATAATGTTGAGCAAAGATTTGTTTTAACTGGAAAGCTAAAAGACAATGAATGGAATTGTGGAGATAATATCTGGGTTATGAATGTACTTGCAAAAAGTAATTGTCTACAAATTATGAAATGGGTTAAAAATTATTTTAAAAATAAAATAAAAGTTAATCAATCTGTTAAATGGGTAAGACAAAATAATAATTTTCATATTTATAGAAAAGCACAAAAATTCAAAAGGGAGTTTCATATTTAATGGCTAAAGGTATAATAGAAACAGCGGTTATTCAATTTGTCATTACAACTGCAATCAGCTATATTATTTCTCCCAAACCTAAAGCACCTCAATCAAGAGGCAATCCTCAAGACGAAATTAGAGGAACATTAGTTAATAAAGATTCTAATAATAATTCTATTCCAGTTGTCTATGGCAAAAGGCAATTAGGTATTATTAGAACATTTGTAGAATCTTCTGGAGCAGATAATGAATATCTTTATGTAGCTGGAGTATTATGTGAAGGTGGTGATGGTGGAATTACAGCAATAGATGAAGTGTACGTAGATGATAAATTAGTAACCTTTGATGGTGCATTAACAAATGGAACAGTAAGGGGTGTATCAAGTTCAGATAGTAATTTTTATAAAGGTGAAT